GTCAGCCTCCTTATATTGTTGTTATAAGTCCTGAATAACCCGACCTTCTCTATGAGCCTTGTCAATCTCAGCTTCGTGTTGCTCAAATTCCCAAGGTTTCATTTTCGCTATGTCGGATGCTCTAAAACCTTTTTCGTCTAAATCTGCCGAAGGTGGGTTTCCTTTTGAAGTTTTGGAAACTGCTTCAGCAGCAGACCGTTTAGTTTTAGATTTTTTTCTGACCCCTGTATCGGACTTGTAAAGATCAATAATCCTAGCTGCCCACCGTGCGTCGGTGCGGTTTTTGTATATCCCATCAGATATACTCTCAGGTTGATCGGCTAACCATGTCGTAAAATCTTTGTCTTCCCTAAGACTTGGAAAGTCAGGCTGAAGGTTAACAAGTTCTTGTTCAGCATTTTGTACGATTAGCTCATGTTCCTGTTTCTTAAGGTCTTCGATTTTATTCTCAACAATCCTTACTCTGTCATCTGCTTGCATATGCGAGACAGTTTCAACAACTGCATAAACATCTGGGTATTGTTGCTTAAAAGTTTCAAGTTCCTCTTCAGTCTTTGGAAGTTTAAGTTGGGATTTTCTCGTCTCAACTTTCAGGCGTTCTTCGTAGTTGCCCTTTTCCAATTTCCACTGATCAAGTTTCTTGTCGTAGTGTCTTTTAAGATCATCATACCGCTTCTTAAAATTATGCGGTTTGTCTTTACGAGCTAGGAATGTTTCCTCCTCATCAGAAACAGGGATATCCTCATCTTCTTGAGTGGCCTCCGAAGCTTCAACCTCTTCGTCGGTGTCAGTCTCTTGAGAATCCTGATCTTCTTCTTCAAGCTCAGAAGCTTGTTCCATAAAATATCTTGGATTTCGATATGGAGTAGGTTGAATTACTCCTTCCTTTACGTTGTCGGTATCTGTGTCAGTCATTACGCACCTCCTAGTGGGGCCAAAGTGAGAACTTTGGGTAGCCCTATTTGGTAATTAGCGGGGCCGATATAAATCAGGTGGCCGCTTGTTCTTACGCTGCTATTGGTGATTCACCTCTAGCACGTAATCCTGTGTTATTCCATGCACGTAATTTTTTAAGATTAATTATCTTAACCAATTCGCGTGGAATACGAATCTCTCCATTTTGCACCAGGATATCCACACCTTCCTTTTTGGATACTGATGTCTTTGATACTTTAATACCCTTCTTATTCGCCCTTGAAAGAGCAGAGCGAAGTAACTTCCTGAAGAATGGGACGCCCATCAATTCAACAGTCTTTGCATTAACTACGAAGTCCCCTGATCTAGCAGTACGAGAAACATCATCTGTCATACTGTTAGGTTTTGCCTTGCCCCCAGTTACGGGAAGTTCAAGACTACTTGCAGGAATTTTCTTTTTGAAACCTTTAGACTTTCCAATTTTACCGCCGAGTCGGAAAGGGGCAGATGCTTCTAGTGCCTTTTCAGCAGCGGCTATAGTTGGAAACTCAGTATAATTCCCATTAATAATGGTCTGGTATGCATGTAGACCTTCCTCTTTTTCTATACGATTTATTGTAGGCTTAGGCTTAGGCTTAGGCTTAGGGGTAGGTTTAGGCTTAGGGGTAGGTTTAGGCTTAGGGGTAGGTTTAGGGGTAGGTTTAGGGGTAGGCTTAGGGGTAGGCTTAGGGGTAGGCTTAGGGGCAGATGCTTCTAGTGCCTTTTCAGCAGCGGCTATAGTTCGAAACTCAGTATAATTCCCCTTAATAATGGTCTGGTATGCATGAAGACCTTCCTCTTTTTCTATACGATCTATTGTAGGTTTAGGGGTAGGTTTAGGGGTAGGTTTAGGAGTAGGTTTGGGAGGAGGAGGCTTTTTAGGGGATTGCTTACTAAATACTTGTCCGGGGGTTGTGCCCCAAACATCTGAAGACTTAGTACCTTTAGGAGCTATGACAGCACCAGCAGGAAGTTCATCGCGTTTCCAAACCTGTCCTATACTCATTGTTCCCGGTGGACCCACCGATCTATAGTAACCACCACCTGTTTCTACATAATACCCTTGTTGATACTGACTAATATCTGGAGTACCCTTAGGTTTAGGTTTAGGAGCCTCTTGTTCTGCCGCTTTATAGTATGTATCTGGAAATATTAAATTCTCTTTACGGGGTGGTTGTTGCGTATACTCACCGAATTCATTGACAACCCCCGACTTTGATAGGGGAACTATTTTTGGAGTAGCTAACTCAACTATTTCAGTACCTTCCCCAACGTCTATTCGTTCGTGCGTCTTCAACACCCAGTAAGCATTCAGGGTTTCTCGTATAACAACGGGTGAGACACCTACACCGAACCCTGGATTTTCCATGCCGGACCTACCTTGTCCCTGTATCCATTTCTTACCTGCCGCAAGTAAATCCTTTTCTTCAGTCACCTCTTTTGGGGTAAGCTTTCTAATAACGTCACTAAGTCCAGACTTACTTGAAACCTGCCTGTAACCCTCATCCATTGTACTTTTATAATAACTTTCTTCACCCGCATCAACCAATTCTTGTGGACCTTTAAGCCAATCAGCGCCCTCACCGACAAAGCCTTGTGTTTGCTCCAAGAGTCCCCCGTAATCGTTATATCCACGATCTATTGATAAACTTTCAAACGCATCAATAGCATCAAATGCCTTTTGTATATCGCCGGATTTCATATACCCTGCTTTTGCGTTTACATACAACCACATCTTCGCGGCATCAAATTCAGATTCAAAGTATGTCCCAGGATTTTCTCCTTTGTATCCTCTGGGCAAATCATCGTGAGCGACAAACCAAGGTGATCCTAAAGATAACTCACCTGATACTCCGTGTCCCGGTTGCCAACCAAAGTCACCAAGTTTTTTACCTGCTCCAGGTCCAATAACATCGTCATTCCAAACAATACCCCCCTCATCAATGGCGTTGTTCATTACATCTATGAACCAATCCTCTCCTAGTTTAGCAAAATCAGGATTAAACTTACTTACGCCTTGAATTTCGTGGCTTATTTTATTATCCTCACCAACCCGGAATAGAGAGTTCCAAGTTTGCCTTCCTTTCTTACTTCCACCAAACGTCTTAATACCCATAATCAATGCAGGAATAACCATAGGGGCTGCTGCTGCAAATGTTCCCATTGCTGCTACTGATGCACCCCCAGTAACCGCTGTTGTTGCTGCTGCTCCAGTAAATGTCCCTAGTCCTGCACCCCCTAACTCCACTAGCATAGGTCCAGCACCAGTCATGGTCAGACCCCCAGCAAATAATCCTCCAGCCCCTGGTCCCAGTGCCGCTAATCCAGCCATCTCCCCAAATGCAGTTATACTTGCTTCTGGAGTAAATGAGGCTAAATTTAAAGCTTCTAATTCTGCTGCTACGCCCGCGCTATCCAACATCTTTGGGGTAATACCAAATTCAACGGCGGCTTCGGAAAGGGCGGCTTCGGCTGCTGTAGCATCAGAAATAGCTGTAGCAGCCGCTTCAGATACTCCCTCTCCAGCAAGTTGAGAAGCCTGTGCAGCCTCATACGCAGGTGAACCATACGTTGAAGTCAGTCCTTTTCCTATAGGATCGGCTAAAGATTCCGTAGCAAAACTTTCAACAATACTCTTAGCAGCATCTCCTTTTAATCCCGCTAATTCTGCGCCAAAGTCTGCCATGCCTGGAACATTTCCTGGAGTTCCAAATTCAGAAGCAAACTTTACAGCATTATTAAGAGCTTCTCCTCCTAAATCCATTGCTGCGTTTAAGTGTCCCCCAGCAAAAGCCTGTACAACATTTGTCATACTCTCAGCATTTTTGAAGATTTCCGTTGCCTTCTTTACTACTGTCTTCCCGGAAAAGGGGGCTGCTGGACCGGAAGATTCAAGACCGGATGTCCATGGTTTGGCCCCAGTTGATCCTAATCCAGAACCTGATCCCCCGCCGTTATCGTTCCCTAGAAGATTTACAGCAAGCGCCCCTGCTCCCGCTGCCAAAGTAAGGGGAAGAAGGGAAGCCCCTAAGCCGTCTGGATCATTCCTGCCAAAATTGTAGAAAGCATCCGACGCTGTATTAACATTATCCGTACCGTAAGGATTGAACCCTCCAATAGGGGCAAATCCCATACCCCCTGGATTATTCATATACTTGTCGTATATGTCAGGGTCTGGCATAATTTGTATTTGGTTGTGTTCAGCCACTTTCGATATGTCTATCCTTCTTTGCAACCCCTACAGAATCTTTAAGTCCTAGGAGGATTGCCAGTAAAGTTGCTCTCCCCTGGAGACGGTGCATTTCCGACTCCGACCGTTCCACCACCAACGCCTGATGCGTCCATTGGGTTTGCTCCTGGAGGTACTCCTCCAGCGCCCCCCATGCCTGGAGGTTGTTGACCAGCGCCCCCAGCTTCGTTGCCCTGTCCCGTAGCATTTCCTGAAAGTCCCCTCAATATATCCGCAAAAATCGCAGCTTCGTCTTGATTGTTAACTAATTTATCTGGATCAATGTCCTGACTAATTGCCAGTTCCCTGATAAGATTTGGAATCTTGATGAAGGGGGCAAGCATCGGATTAGATACAGTTTGAAGCAACGTGATCAGTCGTTGTGACCTGACTTCTTTTTGCATAACAGAAGAAGTACCCTTAGGTTTAATCTCAAGATCACCGACTATCTCTGGATCATCATCATTGAATTGCATGTTCCATTGAAAGAAGGATTCGCCTAAGGGTTTTAATAAATAATCATCTATATTTTTAATGACTGTTTTTACGGAGAGACTAGCAGAGCTTAACAACATGGATAACCCAGCAGCGGTTCTTCCTGTACCTGTTACCCCCGTTTGTCCGTGCGTTATACTGGGTATGCCAGTTTCTTCATCGGCAAGCTGTCTTGCCTTGTCGTACATTTGTATATTTTCATTTGCTGTATTGGGAAATTTAATTCCGACAACAGCTTGACCAGCAGCACCGGATTGCCGCCTGAAGATTTTTCCTGGATAGATATCCATTGATTGCCCTGGAACAAGTTGTGCCTCATCAATATCAAACACAAGATTACCTGCCAGTGCCAGATTATCAATAGCCATCCTGATATGTCCGTTCATCAATAATTGGGCGTCCTCCATATTCTCTGCAACGCCGATACCAAAGAACTGATATGGGTTTACTTCATATGGAACTGCTTGATAAGGAATACGGGAAGGGGTGAAAGGATTTAATACAATTCGTAAAACTTGGCCCCCACAAATCCAGGCATTAATAGCAACGCTATCTAATTCAGAAACATCTTTAGGAATGTCAAGACCAATCTGTTGGGCAAATTGTGAATCCAGAACTCCCCAATATTCTAAGACTTCGTATCTGTTTTCATTAAAAGAGATATCAGAATCTTGACTTTGAATAATGTTCTCAAAATATCTCTCTTCATAGTTTGGACCAGCACGGAGAGCTTCCTCTATTGCATCTTTAATAAAGAAGGGTCTATTCATGAGATCACGAATCTGTTCCCTGTTCATCTTATGGCGTTGGATTATGTATTCACAATCCTCAATATTAGTAGAACTAGGGTCAGGGTAAAAGTCCCAACAACTTACGGCTTCAATTTTAGGAACAACGCGATCATAGGGGACATATACTTTTTCTCCCTGATCATTAATATCCCACTTATGTACTTGCTTGGTATAACTAAATGGACCCTTAACAATACCTGTACCTAAGAGGGAGCATTCAAATAGAGCATGTCGTAACACATTTACGGCAGAAGTTTCCTCCAACTGATCGTGGATACTCTTTTCCATACGCCTTGCAGTTTCTTCAGCAGGGCTAATCTGAGGTTGTCCAAGCTTTGCCGGACCTTCAACAAGGTTCGCTTGACCAAATTCATCTTCTAATCCTCCTAGTAATGGGCTTGCTGTCGTGTCTCCTGGACGAATTTCTTTACCATCCCCTTGAAAGCCATAAGGTGATTGTTGTGCTTGCGGTGCTTGCTCCATCTGTGTCTCTTGAGGAGACTTCAAATGTGCAAGATCACTTATACCTTCAGGCACAGGGGTTGGTTGAACAGATATAGGAAACCTGTTGTTTGCAAATAGGATATCCACGATCTGACCATATGCGGCCAAAACCTTTGTCTTCGTTATCTTGACAAATACCTTTGAGTTTTCAGAATCTCTAAACTTGGTAGTTGAGTCGTAAACTCCACGGTAATTCTTATAAGCCCTCAACCAACGCTGTTCATCACTTCGGCGTCCTGTTTCAGCTTCAAAGAACTTATTCTTAATAACACCGACAAGCCCTGGCAAGTCTTCGGGATCAATATCCGAAATATTGTCAGAGGATTCAAAATCATTTAAACTCATTAACTAACCCCCAGGGCGATCACCCCGGTAGCCCGTTTCATTCGCCAAGCTGGTAATCTTGGACTGGACTTGACCAGAACCAGACTTGCTGGGGGAACTTTGAATAAGCGTATGGCGACCAGGAGCATCAGGAACTTCATTGCCCCACTTCTCCATCTTTGGACGATACAGACTGGATTCATTTACAGAACTCATTTCGCCCTGCTTAACCTTTCCGGTAATTTCTTTCATACCGGGATATTTCATATTCGATGGCATATTTATTCTCCTTAATAATTCCATGAACGAGATTGACGACTACCTTTTTTAACCTCTGAAGTAGTCTTAGGTTTCTTACGTAACACATACGAGTCAGAAGTAATTTCTCCACCCTTCCTTTTTTCTTTCTGTCCGGGAAAAACCCACTTACCAGTCTTTGGATCTGAATACTCTGCTTTAATTCCCCTTTTCTTGAACCATTCTATCCCTGCTTCCTCACTATATTTTCCAGGCTTCTTTTTAACAGCGGTAGGTTTCCCGGAGACTTTTTTATCTCTCTTCACAACTGCCGGTTTGGGAGGTGGTCCTGTAACTACGGTTGTGGGTTCCTGTGATGGGGCGGGCGGTTTATTTTCAGGGGCAGGTTTAGCAACCTCAGGGGCACCAGCAACCTTAGGGGCAGGTTTAGCATCAGCCTTAGCATCAGGAACCTTAGCAGCATCCGTCTTAACAGGGATACCTTCATCCATTATAGTAGAAGCACCTCCAATGTAACCCTTTACCCCAGTAACGGCGTCCTCTACATTCTCCATCATACCTGAGACAACTCGCTTTCCAATTTTAGGAGCCGCCTTTAACGCTGTTTCGACTGCTATTGGTGTATGCTTATAGTCACTGAGGGCGGCTAACAGTTTCTGGTACTCTTTAGGATTTTCTTTAGCCCATTCTATACTTGAAGTGGCTAAGTGCCATCCACCGTACAGCCCTGCACCTACAACTATGCGGCCTTTCCATTTTTTAAAGAAGCCCTTTTTAAGGTCTTGTTTAAGTGATTTGATCTCTGCTCTATCTCGTAGCTTCTGCTTTCGTCGTTCCCCTCTAGTAGGTTTAGGGGCAGCTTCAGGTTTAGCAGCTTCAGGTTTAGCAGGTTCAGGATCAGCGGCTCTACGACGATCTCCTCCTCTACCAGTAGCAGCAGCCTCAGGTTCAGGATCAGCGGCTCTACGATCAGTACCTTTTGGAGCCTCACTTTCTGAAGTTTCCGCTTTTGAAGCTTTCTCTGAACGAGGAGATTCGCCCCGCTCTGCTCTACCTAAGTCATCCTTTGCCCGGTTTAGTTTTGCCTCTGCCTCAACCTTTGCTCTCTCTGCATCAGTTGCTTTTGTTTCAGCCTTCAGTGTTTCCTCTGCTCTATTGGCCCTGGCGGCGGCGGCTTCGGCTTTTTCCTTAGTTTCGTAGGCCCCCTCGTTTCTCCAACCTTTAGGCGTAGCATCAACCTTTGGCTTAACCCTAAAGACTTTAATCCCCCCAAAGGTCTTAGAAATCATATTCCACACCGCTTTTAGCGCTCCTATAGCCATAATTCTCTCCTAGTAATTATATGATGTTTTATTGATTGTTGGGTTTTTAGATCGGGCACGATGGGAAGTTGAGTACTGCTTCTTGGCAGGAGCTTTTGTGGCTTTCTTCTTGGTTATCTTGCCACCCTTACGTTGCCCACCAGACATTCCAGTCATCTCTTCCCACTCATCCTCATCACGCCTCTTCGCAGAATATTGTCCACGTCTTTTTTGTTTTAGGCTAGGATCAATGATAGTTCCTCTCTTCTTCATTTTATCTGGATCACGCCACTCTTTCTTTCCAGTAAACTCTTCCCTACGCTCGCTTAGTTTTTGTTTATCTACAGCATCTGTAATAGCTGCATTTAGTCTAGTCTTTGTAAGTCCTTCAAATTCTTGTGCATCTGAGACATTTTCACGACTTATAGAAGGTACAGGAGGTTTAGCCCTTGGAACAGGGGGTTTAGCCCTTTGAACAGAAACGGCCCGACGTGGCCCTTTCGGCAGCGATGCCTCACCGGGGAAGCTCATTCCAGACCTTGCAGTTTCTCTACCTTTTTGAGATTCAAATTCTATATCACCCCCGATTTGTGGGGAAGGTACCCTCTCTTTAACCGACGCAGGTTTAAAGACAGGAGCCCCTTGTCCCATTACGGGTTCACCAACTTTACCTGGAACTTTAGGTTTGGGCCTAGGCCCTTCAGCACTTCCTAGAGTTTCAGCAGAAGTTCTTCGGGCAACTCTATCTCTACCTGCCTGTCCAGCCCTCTCAACTCCAACATTATCTGCTCCTGCTGCAACATTTGCCCTAATAGCTTTTCCAATACCTTGTCCAGTAGGACTAGAGGCACCCCTTGGAGCGCCCGCTTCAAGGTCAGTAGTATCGGGGGTGGTTGCGGTTTTGTATGCTTCAAAACTACCATATTTCCTTCTCTCTTTACCGGAGAGACTACGCCAAGCGTTACGATCCTTTCGATCTTCCGCAGCTTTAATAACAGTACCCTTACCTTCTCTTTGTTGCCTTCCAGTAGATGCGGTCAAGGCATTTGTAAAGGAAGCTTCTATTTCGGTAATACCTTTACTATATTTCGAATCCAAATTCCCTGTAGCATGTTTGGCATATGATTTAAGCTGTTCCTTCAATATCCTGGAAGAGGTTCCTATCTCAATACCTTTAGGTAGCTCACGTATGTCTCTTTTATCTCCATGCTTTTTGAGTAGTGCGCTTATTTTATTCCAAGCCTTTGGGAAATCTGTACCCACAACTTTCTTGTCGGATGATGGGTCATCAGCCGCAAGAACCTCAGCCGCAATAATCCCTGGACCTGATACAACCTTTGCAGCACCTCCCAGGGCTCTACCCACTGCTTTTGCAACACCCTTAAGTTTACCTACGGCAGTCGGGGCAGTCGGGGCAGGTTTTGGTGTACTCGTGAGGGGCCGTGTATTGCTCTCGCGCTTACCCGGACCTATTTTGCTTTCGGGGGTTTTAGGATTCTTGCGGGGAGGGTTTCCAGAGGCCTTTTCTGAGGTAATGATTGGTTTAGTGGAGGGGGGTTTTAAAGGTTTCCTTGCACGTTTAGCCGCCTCACGTTTGTTTCCTCTAGCAATCGCTTTATCTACCTCTGATAAAATGTCTTTTTTGTTAGCCATATTCTTGAGTTCCTTTAGTATCCGAATGTTTCATTTCCAGGGGCATATACCTGCCGAAGATTTCTTCCTAAGTCTGAATAGTATGAAGGCCCTACAGGGCGGCTCATGCAGCCATAGCGTAAGGCATCATAAGCATGGTCTTCTGCTTTAGTATCCACGTCTTCCATATTTCGATCATCCAGAGGTAACGCGGGGAGAGTTCTAATAAGGTTCCTACAGGAGGAAAATATCTTCATGTTTGGAGAGAGAGTTTCTGAATTAACAGACAATCTTTTGTGAATTTCTAACTTACCACTGATGCGACTTTTAGGAGAACGATCAGAGGGTCGCCATTTACATCCTTCCCGTATCATTGCTTCTGCAATTGAAGGGCCAACATCTCCTCGTTTAGCCCAGGTTGAGGAATCCAGTACTCCGTAAGATATGTATTCACCCTCTTCCATAGAGATAACCGTCTGGGCAAATATATCAGCAGTTAGTTTTGTTACATATAATTCTCTGTATACCCAGAGAGTGTCGTCATAATCTACAGCAATCCATAACACACATGCAGGAGAAGAATAGCCCCAATCGCAAGTTCTAAATCTAACCCAAGTACTCGGTATCTCAAATGGAGTAACAACATGAACATCTTTGCTAAACTCTGGAAATGCTGCTGAATCAAAAGCATTCCAATCTCCCTCCAAGAACTGCCTACGCTGTATTTCTGGTAATGATGCCAACATTACAAGATAATCATCCGTCTGCATCAGGTAGGGATTATCTTGTAGTTTGGCAGGAATGAAACGCCTGGAGATACTCTTAGTACCTACGGGAGTTTCAATAGTTACTTCAAAGGGCTTTCCGGGGTCTGCGGGATCAACGAACATCTCCTTGACCCAATGTGATCCAATGTTACCGGGATTTCCCGTTGCTCGTAAATACACAGGAATTTCTGGATCAACTGATCGGAGAGACGAACGGAGGAAATTGTAGACTTCGGGGGATGGATACTGGGGTAATTCATCAATACCAATCCATGTGTATGATTGCCCCTGATATCGTAATGCATCCCCCAAAGATTCAGCATAACCAAACTCAACTCTCGCCCCAGAAGGAAACCTCCACTCCTTCTCTTGTTCTCTCCACCTAGCACCGGGGAATGCCTTTGAATATAACTTTAGGGAATGATTGATCATATCCCGTAACTCTGGCATTGTCCTACGAATAAGCAATGCCCTGTGCATCGACTTGTGGCAATACCTTAAGGGATCAACAAGCATGGCGTAAGACTTTCCACCACCCCTAGCACCTCCGTAGAATACTTCTCTTTCACCTGCTGCAAGAAAGTCCGTTTGAGGACCATTATTAGGAATAAAAATTACATCCCGATTTTTTATATACTTCTTAACATTAGGGGATAGATTTTGTATATCATCCGGGGTTACAATATTGGATTTGTTGTTATCGAATTTTTTTATATTTTCTTTTGTGCCATTATAGGAGTTCTTAGCGGTTTGATATTTAATCCTTGTCTTCTCTACGTTGTCTTTCTTTTCTCTAAGGTTTGTTCTTACCGATCTCTTGGCCCTTGTTTCTACACTCAATGCAGGACTTTTACCCTTTGTACTTTTTCGTGGCCTACCACTCGATTTAGATTTAGGTTTAGGAGGAGCTACCACTCCCGATTCAGAACCTTCCTCAGTCCCATTGTCGATAGGGGCCTTCCTGTTGTCTTGTGTAGCCACTCTGATACTTCCTTATATGAACAGTTTTCTATGTATTCTTTAGCTTTCTCAATAGCGTTTAATTCCTCTGGAATCCCTACGATGTAATCTGGATCATCCTCATTTAATTTATAACCATAGGGGATTGTTCTTGCTTTACGCTTTCTCGATTCTGGGGCGACACTAGGAATATTCATTTTAAACCTTCGCGGGGAGAATGAATAATCCCCCTAACGATTGCATATTGATATCAACTTTTTCTTTCTTAACCACACCCACACGATTAAGGATTTCCTTAGCGGCATCCATTCTGGTATTGATGCCTGGAGTAGACCCATCCGCTTCCAGACCACTGATAAGCTGAAAGGCAGCTTGGGGAGAATACAGAGCAAGGACATTCTCTGCCTGATCAATAATCTCATTCTTGAGGGCGACAACAACAGAAGAGAAAGAAGAGGGAGCGTAACCCGCAAGTTCACCAGCGATTCGTGGGTTGCCTTGGGCATCTCCAAAAAGAGCATCTAGGAAGGCGGATTGACGCTCAGTTAGCTCCCTCTTCTTACCTTGTGTCTGGGGTAGTAAGTTCATATCTACAGCCTGAAGTGCTGAAAGTAGTCCTGAATGGTTGGTGTATATCCGCCATTCATTTTTTGCTTATAACCGAAATCGTCTTGGGGCTGGGGCTGTACCGTCTGACAATTACAAGTTTCTGTAGAACAATTCTCACAGTTGCAATCATCGGGGCAAGTCTCGCAGTTACAGTTCTTGCATGTCATGATTTTTTAGTCCTTTTCTTTGGCCTTCCACCCTTACCCAAGTTGTCTGATCTATTCCTGGAGGGGGACATAACAACTAAGTTTGAGTAGGATTTGTTGTGGGGATTATGGTCCTTATGGTGGACATCCCCTTTTAGTTTCTTAACCCCTAACTTCTTTTGCATCTTACGTCTTGCCTGATCAGTGGCAACCCGTTTTCTTATGTTTTTGGGCTTGCCGTGATAGGTTGCGTATTCACGCCTGTAATCCCTAGGCTTTTTACCACTGGACTTTCTCTTACGGGGAACACTCATGCTACAGGATTATTTGCTACACGGCAAACATTTGAATAACCTTTAATCCCAACTTTACCGCCTCTCTTGTAACTTTGGGGTTTGACGGTATCTCCCTTACGGGATAATACTGGAGGTCTTTGAGGTTGTGGTTGAGGCTTTCCTTGAAGCATTCTTGGGTCTTGAGGCTTTCCTTGAAGCATTCTTGGGTCTTGGGGCTTTCCTTGAGCTTGAGGCATTCCTGGGGCTTTGGGTTTTCCTTGAGGCTTTCCAAGAGATGCTATTTTCTTGTATTTGATTTGGTCAGCTTCTAATTTAGAAAACTTATTGATAGCATCTACATTCTTGTTCCTTTTGTCCTGTTGGGAGGGCTGCTTCTTTACACTTGCGGGTCTTTTCTGGACAGAAGGGGGAGATGGAATAGAGGAGGGGGGTGGAATAGAAGGGTTCATTTGGGGTCCACCTAAAACGCCACCGGCGAGATTGCCGCCCATGGAGTTTGGAGTTACTTGCTCTCCCACACGATGCCCTACAGGCCCACCTTTACGGACCTTTTTTATCTTTCGCATCTTGTCAAGTTCTCCACCAATATCTCCTGTGGGGCTGTACTCACGATTCCAGTTATCGCCAAAGCGTTTTTTTAACTTTTTACTAAGGCTCTTCGGAACTACACCAGGAGACTTATCCCGTTTGGCTTGATTACTTTTACGCCACGCATCAAATGATTGGTCTTCTGGTTTAGCTTTCATGATAAATAATTCCAAGGTTGTTTTCGTTTCTTACCCGCTATTCTTTGGCCTCTCTTAAATTTATTTAAAGCCGTAACGATGGCCTGTTCTGAAGTAGAGCCAAGCCTACTCTTCAGCCCTTCCACATTCTCATAATAGGGGCCATCCAAAGGTGCTTTCATCCACTCATCCCAATGCTCTTTAGTCCATGCCATGCTGGATAATTCTCTTGTATGTTGTTGAATTAGTATAGACTAGATATCGTGCTGCCTAGTTTTATATAACTTTTGTATGTGTGCAATGTTGATATAATCGTAGCCTATAGTATATAGTATAATGCCCCTCAAAAATCTGTCAAGTCTTTTTTTTGGATAAATGCAACTTTCTTTGAATAACCTTTAAAAACTGCTAAAAAATAAATAAAAAAAGTATTCATTTTAGGCAGTTTTAAAGGGACAAATAAAAAAAATTTACATTTCTGCATTTTTTACTTGACAGATTTTTGAGAGGGTGTATAATGGTAATACCCCCTTAAGGGAAGCCTATACCCCCCCTTAAGGTATCCTTATAATACCGCCAGGAATACACCCCCCTTAAGGTATCCTTATAATACCGCCAGGAATACTACAG